GAAATCTATCTCTTCTTTACTTGCATTAGAGCTGTTTTCTGAGTTGTGCTTATATACACCTCCATTTGATATAGAATATGCAGCAAACGGCAAGTATTCTACCATAGCAAAGTGAATAAGCATTGGTTGTATGTAGTCATTTACTAAAGATAAATAATCTCCTGTTAAATTGCCAGCTAAAATATCAGCACTTATTTTATCATACAAATCTGTACCTAAATAGTTTTGTATATGTATTTCTTGTGCCAGATCAATAAACTGTATAAATTTATCTGTATCTACATTTGAATTTAGTGCAGTGTTTTTGACTAAATCTGATCTCTTAATAAATAGTGCTTTTGCCATTACTCTTCTGTGTTTATTGATTCTTCTTCTATTATCTCACTATCTCCTTTTTTTATACCAGTTTCTTTCTCAACTTCTGCATCTGTTATAGCATTTGTTAAGTCAGTAAATTCTAAAGGTTGTAGTGTTTTAAAGTATATGTCTAATTCAATTCCGTTATATATTAATACTTTTTCTAACTCATCTAGTATAGTAACTTGCATTGGTCGTATAACTGTGTTATCCATAAGTAATGAAGCTGTCTGTAATTCTTCTGCATTGTTTCCTAACCCTGTATTGTCTTTTATACCTACAAGCATAGGAGATACAATTCTGTGCGATACCATTACCTTTCTCATAGATTCATCACTAAGAAATTTATACTGCTCATGTGCATCACTTAGTATAACTGGCTCAATACTTGCAGAAAGTTCTTTGCTATCGTTAAATGCTAATATAAATCTACCAGCATTAGAAGAACCACTAAACTTTTCCTGTATGTTTTGCTCAATCATAGATCGTTGCTCTTCTGTAGGAACACCATTATTAAAGTTTATAAGCATACTTGGAGCCAAGCCATTTTGTATATTATTTATATGATAGTTAGCTATTTCTTCTTCTAGTTCTGCATACTGTAAACCACCTTGATAATCTACTGGAGAATAGTAATAGAATCCAGCTCTATATGGTTTTATATATAATATCTCTAACCCTGCATTACTTGATCCAAATGCAGGTATTCTTTTAGGTGTATTCTTAAAACTTACTTCTGACCAATCCTTAGAGTAATAAAAACCTTGTATTTCACCCTTGTTATTTGCTTTCTCTGCCCTTAATGTCTCTACAGGCATGTGTTCTACTTGTACTATCTTTTTACGGTCCTTAGAATAGATTATTTGAAGTGCTGCTTGTCCCATCATCTTGTAGTCGTAGCATATCTTTTTCATACATGACTTAGTAAAGAGTTCTTTCATCTCTACATAATCTTTACCTTTTGCATCTTCTTCAACAGCATCTATACCTTTACCGTATATCATTTCTGCTATACCATTAATAGCGGCATTATTTGTAGCACTACCATTATATCTATCTATAAGATAATCAAAGTAATTGTTGTCTGCTCCATATTCTACCCACTCTCTATTGTATTGTTCTACAACTTCTGGTCGTGTATAAGATGACATATTAACTATATGTATCTTGCCTTTTTCTGCTTTAGGCAAAGGATTACGAGCTAATCTCTTTTTTGCCATTTTATTTACTTTTCTCATATTATTACAAAATCGTTATCGTATGTGTTTTCTGTAGTGTATTCTCCAGAATGTACATCAAAGGTATTAAAATTAGTTTGATCTGTACAAAAAATAGAACCTCTATATATAATTGTAGAACCATTCTTTATTACAAACGAATAGAATCTTCCTTCAATCATTAAGTTATTAGATTGTGAATCTACAAATGTACCTGTTACAGTCATATAACCATTAGAGTTAGTTACAGTAACGGCAATAGCAGTAGTTTTTCTTGTAGATTTATCAGTAAGTTCAAATGTAACAGAGCTTTGTGCACTTCTAGGAATGACTTTAAAACTCTTTGCACTTGTTGATGTAGTTAATATTACCATATTATAAATAACAAATAATTTGGTATTTGTTTTAATAAAAAAAGGGACACCGAAGCATCCCTTTAATTAACCTAATTAAATTTAGTTCTTATGAATTAGAACCAGGTGTAATAGTAGAGATACCAACACCAGACAAAGTAGTATCTATAGTTTCAGTAGCAGAAGTTTTATGCAAGAAGTTAGCTGGTAAAATTTCCATACCAGTCAATGTAAGTGTGTAACCACTTAAATCTCCCATAGCAGCACCAGTTACTATTGTTCCTCCAGAAACATCAGCACCATTTTCTAATCCCATAACAAATAAGTTTTTGTTATAATCTTCAACAATCACATGAGGACGACCATAAGCCATAAGCTTAAGTTCTTTATTGTCTTCTTTTGTTAATTTATGTAATGTTAAATTTAATGTTTGTTCAAAGAACGTTGTACCGTTTTCTCTTGATGAGGTAATGTTTTGCTCAAATGATGAGTTCCCTTTAATTTCGTACTTTAGAACAGTTATAGTACTGCCTAAAGAATCAATAACATCTGTATCAGTGCTGTCATAACTAACAGAACCAAAATCTCCAAAATCAGCAAAATAAACATTTTTAATACCACCAACAACATCTTTACAAGGTTCTTTTCTACCTAATGATAAATCGCAAGCCATAGTTTTATTTTTTTATTATAAAAAAAGGGTAAGCAGGTATTTACCTACCTACCCTAATTTTTGGTTAATTTAATTTATTAAGAATAAAGAACAATCTCTGATCCAATTCCGTATTGTACTCCAGATGTAAATCTCATAACAACTCTTACGTTTTGAGAACCATCAAGGTCAGCCATGTCAATAACCTTAACTTCATTGTGGTCAGATAATAATCCAGTTCCAAAGAATAAGTTAGATTTTTGAGCAGCCATAGCTCTGTTGTCAGCAAGTCCATTAGCAACAAATAATTTCACACCATCAAAAGATAATGCTCCGTTTTGCCACCACATAGTTCCTTGTCCTCCAACTCCATTTGCTCCTATGTCAGATACATTTTCTGATCCAGCAGCATTTTGTAGTATTCCAAATCCACCTAAAGCTCTTACATAAGCTCTAGCGATATTTTGTGAAACATAAATGTATAAATCTTCTTTTCCGTAAAGTTGAGAAGGAATTGCATCAACGATAGCTCCTAATTGAGCAATTACGTTAGATGAAGTAACAGTTGCAGCAGCAACGTCAATAACATCTCCATCAGCAGCAGCCAATGTAGTAAATCCGTCAAATTCACCAGCATTTGCATTTACACCTTTCCAAATATTATTTTCTGTTTTTTCAGCAACTAAACCAGAAACGTGTCCAATTAAGTAGTCACTAAATTTAGGAGGTAGATTGTCAAATGCAGAATATCCCATTTGTACAGCTTCCCAGTCAGATCTAAAATCTTTCTTACAAAGCTCTAAGTTTACTTGGAATTCTTCTGGTTGAATTATTCTCTCTGTTAATGTAACAGCAGCTGTGTCTGTAAAGTCACAAGTTGCATCTTTAATAACATTAGAATCAGTAGCAAGTTTTTTAATAACTTCCTTGTATTTAATGTTAGGTTTGATTTCTATACCGCCTCTATCTAGTGTAACCCCAGATAATAAAGCAGCAGAAATGTACTTACCTGCAAATTCTCCAGCATAAGTAGTAGTAATTGATGTAGTAGTAGCCATTTTTTAATTGTTTTAGTTTTGGTTTATTTTAAATTAGCAATTGCGTTCATTACTCTATCTCTAGTGTTCATTGTTCTGTTTTGACCAAAAGATTTAAAGCTTTGTTTTACTTCCCCTTCAGGGTTGTGTGAGATTGGTTCAGAAGCTGGTTCAGCAGATAACTTCTCTATTTTGTTTTCCATAGATAGTTTTTCTTCACTGTAACCTAATTTCATTTCTTCAATCAATCCTTTTAATTCAGAGATTTTAGAATCAAACTCGTCTCTCCCAACGTATTTAGTTTCATCCATTTCAATTTCTTCAGAAACTTCCTCTATAACAGGAACTTCTTCTTGTAATTCTTCAGAAACAACTTCTTCAGTAGATAAATCCTCTTTACTTTCTTCGCAAGCACAAGCTAGCTCTGTTAGTTCTTGAGATTTTAATTCTTCTTCTTTAACTTGTTCCGAAAGATTTACTTCGTCTTTAACTTCAACTTCTTTTACTTCATCTTTTTTAACTAATGATAGTTTTTCCATGATGTCGTTCAAAATTGAGGTAGCTTTAGTGTTTTCCATAAATTTCGATTATTAAATTAATTTATTAGTTAACTAACTATATACAAAAAGGTTGTTAGATTTTTAGTTTGCAGCAAGGCAAGCTGTACAATTATCATATACATTAACAGATTGAATTTCTAATCCAACTTCTGTAGTTGTTCTAAGAATAGTATAACATCCTGTGTGATGACTGTTTTTTAATGTTAAATGATAAATATTTCCAACAACTAAAGATATTGTATCTGACCAAATATTATGTTTGTGACCATCTGAACAAAACTCAACTCTATACATATTAGATTTTAGTGCTTCAGCTCTTGTTCTTCCAACACCCTGACTTCTTAAAGTTCCATCACAACACTTTCTTGAGTATGTGCCGTCTTTACACATACAACCTCTTCTACTGCCGCTTGGAACAGCGTTTCCTAATGTTTCGTTTGATTTTGCCATTTAATTATTGTTTAGGTACACAGTTAGGTACTTTTCTACCGTTTTTGTCTTTCATTCCTACTTGCTCATATCCTGCTTGACATGGATCGTCATCGTTTAAATCTATCTCACCTAACTCTTTTAACTTGCTTCTTGACCAACCTAAACCTGCTTTACCTCCCCATAGTAAATAAGATATAGTTCCACAAGCTTTACT